CCCTTGTTCCAAGTCTCAAGGTTAATAGCGTTATATTTGCCAGAACGCCCTATTGAATTAAAATCGCGCAAATCTGATATAGTCTGGCAAGCCTCAAAACGCGATGCGAATTCGTTCACCGCTCTTGCCATGCCTCTAAACATATAGTTATCGCGCCCTGCGCTGTTGTCCCCACGCGATACGGGCATAAAATCGTCTATAGCGTCTTGGTGCGTTGCATAACGTCTTATAACGTCTTTAACAAGCTTTGGTGACATATCATCGCCAGCAAACCAGTCATCACTCGGCATCAAAAAGCTAACGCCAGAAGCACGCTGTTTAACGTGTTCAATATATGCATCAATATTAACGGCTGGCTTTAAGCGTTTTTTCCCAATGTGGATATGCAAGCCGCATTTCTTGCGATACTTCAAACCTAGGTTTTTGCATATTTCCATAATAGCGGACAAATCAGCCCAAACTTGCGGCACGTCTGGCAAGGGCGGGGTTACTATTTCCACGTCTACCTCAACAGTGCCGTCTAGCTTTACGTCTAGCCATGTAAAGCCAGCCTCATGTAAGGTTTCCTCAACTTTGCGGACTGACTGACACCCTGAGCTAGAAAAATAATATTCTAATTCCGCGCCAAATGTTGGTAATGTGTAATCTTGCTTCCAGTAAGTCATTGTTTTTGTTTCCTTTTTACGTTTCACAATGCAAGGGCAAGCCCTAGCCTACACAGTATATCAAAGAAACAAGTTGCAAACAAGAACAATTGTACGGGTTATCCTGCTGAAAACATTGGCTTTTTTATTTTTCTGAAAATTAATTTTCGCGCCGGATTTCAGCGGATTTCGGCGGGTTTTCCATCCTATACCATTACCAATAACAGTTTAGCAGCCTATACAAATACCATTACCTAAATCCCCGATACCCCGATGTCCCGAGCTCCAACTGCTGTGCTGCCCGGGCCCCGAACAATTGTTCACCCTCCCTGGCCCGCAGCAAAAAAAAGGCCCGCCGAAGCGGGCCCAGTTGGGAGGAAACACGGCGGATTACGGGCCGCCGACCCGAACATTTCTAGGCATCCCGAACCACGAGCCCCCAATCTGGGTTGTAGTACGGCTCAAAATCCAGAACAATTTGCTCTGCTGCACGAGAGCTGCTAGCTGTAACGTAGAAAGACCGCCCGCCGCGAGTCAATGTAACTAGGTAATTTCTCATCACGCCGCCTCCTGCTCACAGCGGTAATTACTTACGACTTCTTCGCCAATAATATAAGCGTACATGTTAACGATGTGCTCAGGAGAGGTAAGGTCAGTTGACACCTCGCCGAAGTTGTCCTGCTCGTACTCTTTAATAAAGTTAATGATGTCGAATACGTAACTGCCCATCCAGTTAATGGCGCGTTCTGTGCCAATAATGTAGTAGTCTGTGTTGAAAGCGTGATGATGTAGGTCGTCTAAGTTATCTTTAATCCACTCATGGCCTTGCGCCTGCATTGTTTCGGCTAGCCAATCGTCGAAGTGCTCTTCAATCTCTTCTCTTTTGTAGTCCATGTCGTCCTCGTTTAGTTGGTTTCGTTCACACTATAATAATAGTATAGGAAACTATTTTCACACAATCAAGAAAAAAATGCACTTTTTTATGTCAAACATTTGACACCCGCAGCAGACGATTCAGGAACTGACTTTCTAATTCCCCGGCGCAGCTCGAACAATTGTTCCGCAGGACAGCCCGGGGGCGGGGGGCGAACAATTGTTCCGCAGGAGAGCCGGGGGGGCCTGAGCAGAACAATTGTTAATGAGCTCGTGATTCCCCGGCGCTGCACGCCTGGCTCGAACCCCGATTCACCAGGCTGCCGGGGCCTAACCCGAACAATTTTACGGGTCGCCGGGCTGCCCCGGCCCCGATAACCCGAACAATTTGGGCCCGACCGAGCGCTGCACGCAAAAAAGGCCCCGAGGCAGCCACCCCGAGGCCCGATTACCCGAACAAAACCCCGATTCTGGGCCCGATGTTCCCCGTCTCCCCGCGAAAACGGTATTATATGCCCGATTATGGGTTTATTCGTTATCATCAGTTATCTCTACAACATCTTCTTGTTCTTGCGTTACGTTCTTCATCCTACGCTCTGCCATGCGCTGAAACTCTGCAAGCTTTTCAAGCACTTGCTCCCTTCCCATCTGCGTTACATCTTCATGCATTACATGGCTTTTATTTACGAGTAGCCCTGTTGCCTTCAATCTAAGCTCTTCAGCGCGGATTGCTTCGCCAAATTTACCCATCTCCCACGCTTCGTCTCGCATCTTTTTTAGGTCGCGCACAGACTTGTCTACAGTGACGCCATACTTCGTTCTAGCCTCTAGGCGCATCTCCTCTAGGCGTTCTTGCACTATGGGGTTTCTGAGCAGTCTTACAGCCGCTACAGCAGGGTTTTTGTAACCAGCTTCTCTCGCGGATGCGGTTTGAGTTTTATCTCCGTTAAAATACAAATCCAAAAACTTTTGCTGTTGAGGCTTTAATCGCTCCATGCCTACAGCAGTTTGCTCCTTCGTTAAACTCTCTCCGACTTTGGGCATATCGCCACTTCCTTTCTAACTAATATATGGGGGACTTTGGTATGTCCCCATATATATATATATATACAAAGTTACCAAAGTTACCAAAGTACAAATGTTTTCAGTTACTTAACCTAACTTTGGTGAGATATTGGGTTAAAACCAAAGTTACCAAAGTTGCTCTGTAAGGCATTGAAAACAAACAATTAGTAACTTTGGTAAATCTACTTTGTTTTTCCAAACCCAAAGTACCAAAGTAAATCACCCTCTTTTTTGCCAGCATTCCCACAACCCGAACAATCCAAAAGCGCCGACTACAGCACCCATCATTCCGATAAACAACATGGCAATAATTTCGCTAGGTGATTGCTGAAACCGAACAATTTCCCAAGATGACCAGAACAGGAATAACCCGAACAAAAGACATCCCCAAGATAAACCGCGATAAATCATTTTGTAATCCCCTTAATTGCTTCGATACCAATCATAAACCGCTCTACTCCTCTTCGCTTTTCCATGAGCAGAAACTTTAGCCAGTTGCGCTTATTATTTAGCAACCAATATTCTGCACCATTCCATTCAGCGTCAGAAAGCCCCTCTTTGGCTTTTCTAATCATTACGTTGATATCTTCATAAACTGCTTTGCAAACTGGTGAGGGGGCTCGATAGCCCCCTTCCAGCAATAGTTCATCGAAATGTTTCATCTGTACCCCCTCATTATGCAATCTCCAACCCGAACACGTTATCACGCTGTTCTTCTTCATATTGCGCCCAACCTGCCGCATCTAGCAAATAGTTAGTGTCTAGCCCAAAATCGTGGTAGCCCTCTAAAATTGTATTAAAATACTGCTGGCTAGGCTTCGCAATGTCTCTGCGCGTCATCTGGTAGGTCATAATACCAGCCACCTTAATCTTATCGTACAGCCCCTCACTGGGAGTGTCAGGTCGATAGCCTTCATATGCATCTAGCGCATATTCATCTGCTGGCTCAATTTCCCAGATACCCACAGGCAATACCATTTTAGGGTCGCTAGACTTAATAATATCAGCTACGCCGCGAAAGCATAGCTCCCATCCGTAAATCATAGCCGCACCCACAGGCCTAGCAGTAGGGCAGCGGTACGCCATCTGGCGCACATTAAGGTTAGAACCGTAGGCCAGATACAGGCGTTTGTCATAAGCCTTACAGGCGTGCTTTAACTTTTTATTAAACATCATTCTTTTCCTTTTTGATATTTGTTTCACTTTTATTATTGACAATGATAACATATGATAATAGTAATGTAAAGCATAAAGAAACATATTTCTTGAAGGGAAAAGAAAATGACAGTGAAACGAATTGAAATGGCCTTACACGTTCAACAGCTTTGCGCTGAGAATGATATTAAGGTGAAGTATCAATCTATGCACGATGCAGTACCGCGCTATTGGGCGCGTCCTGCAACAAAAGAAATTTGCATTAGGCCGACTAAGAATACAGGCTACTATGTTTCGGCCCTGCATGAGTTAGGGCATGTCCTTGGCGAGTATCAGAGCCGCTCACGGCTAACTGCTGAGTTATGGGCATGGGTATGGGCGCGACAGAATGCTCTGGTATGGACAGATACAGCCGAGCGCATCATGCGGCAAGCTATGGACAGTTATGGCTGGACAGATAAACAAAAGAACAGATGGGGGGAATTATTTCCAGCATGACATATTGGGTAGAGGGAATGGCATGGGAAAAAATCTTATTGCTCGATAAAGAGTTTGATGAGTGGGAATATGGTCAAGAGATTGACCAGCGGTACCGCTCTCGAACAGGAACATATGGAACTTATCTGCATGGTCAGGGCAAGATACAAGAAGATTACACAAACGAAAAGGGGCGGTCTTGAAACCGCCCTTTTCTTTTATACGAACCTTTTCCCTTTTTGCTTTTCACAACCCGCGTCCTGAATCCCGCGCTTCGAATTGTTCGGGCGAGCGGGTTCCGCTGCACTATCGTAAAATTGTTCGGGTTCTTGAATCCACGCACCGTAGCCTCCTCTTCCATGATGACCGCCAAAGTGTAGAAATGTACCAGACTCGTACCCCGATGGGCAAGGCGAATCCCGATGCGCGTACCTTACTATAACTCTTTTGCGTGTGCCCAGCATTGCCATGTTGTCCCGTGGTCGGAAGACCGCCAAGCCTGTGGGCTACCGCAAACCGAACAATATTTGTTAACGTGTCTAGTATGATGTGTCTGTTTTAACCCGAACAAATCTTCTGAATCATGCAGCTTATGTTGTTGCTCGCGCTTCCACTTATTATATTCTTCTTCTTGTTGTTTTTGCTTGTAAGTCTTGTTCGCCATGATATTATACCCTTCTGTCTGATGTTCAGGCAGGCCGTAATATATGTTATGTCTAAGCATATATCACAAGTTACGAATGTCTTTACGGAAAGCAGGCGAGCGGGCAACCCCGAACAACTCGCCTGTTTTTTTACCCTTGAGACATCTCCCCGCCCAACGCGGCATAACCCGCGATATCCACCCATGTGTCGTCCTGTTGCATGTCGTTAGCTAGGCGAGCAAGCTTCAGGCCAATCATGCAGGCACACACTTGTTCGGGTGTTACCTCCACTCCAAGTATAACCTCCCACATTTGAGCGATACGGTAGTGGTTTGCTTTAGCGTCACCGTAATCTATTGCCCGCTGCCCATTAATAAGCTCTTCTGCCTTGTCGAGAAAATATGCCCGATTCATGGTATCGTAGTCTTTTTCGTCAATCATAAAAATTTTCCCTTCGTAAATCCGTTATTACCGCGATTCATCGCAAGCTTTGTTTGCTTGGACGCAAATACACCCGATACTTTTCTATTGGACTGCTTGCCCAAATACGAACGATTGTTCTTGTCGCGTTCAATGCCTGTAATATTTACGGTTCTCTCCCGCATAGATTTAAGCTCTTCCGCGAACTCTTCTACTGTCATATCAGCAGCAGATTTACTCATCCTCTATCTCCGTTTCGTAAATAAATGCAGGCGTTAAGTCGCCCACATAAGACCCGATTACATTGAACTCCATATACTCAACGGCTTCGTCCGATGTCATGCCATCGCGCTCTTGAAGTATTTCAATGCACTTCCAATAATCATATGCAAGAACATCTTCGCGCCCACATATGCGGCAATAACCAATTATCGCCTTATCAAATCCATCTGCTTTATACATTGTCCCTCGCTGTCACTGCTTCATATTCACCACGGCTCATAACACCATTAACTGTGCCCAGCCACTTCTGCCCACCCGTAGTAGTGAACCTAAACTTTTGAATGCGGCGCTCCGAGATTAAATCCCGAACAATTTGGTCAACTGTCCACTGCCCAATACTTTGAATGGGGGCAGGTGCATCATGGTCCGTCAATCGTTGAATTATGCTATCAGCGCCCCCTTGCTGACACAGGGCCCGACCTCCAGCTTCGCAGTCTTGAATCCAACGGAACATCGCTTCTTTACGAGCTGACGC